CGTAAAGCCACTGGCAATAACTAAAATATCGTTTGGCTTGTAGTTAGGCTCTAAATCTGCAGTAAATGTAAAAATACCACCTACTTCTTTTGTACTTAAATTAAACGAGCTATTTACAATTGTATTACCAGATCTTATACCGCTTTTTATGTCTAAAACAGGCGCTCTTTTTGGACTTTTTTTAATTACAGTAATATCTTCTTCTTTTACAAAAACATCGTCACCTACCTCTATATCTCTTTCATTTAATACAATCCTTGTGTTTTTGTTTAATTCACTAGCTTCTGTACCCTCTATTGATCTAGCTGTGTTTATTCTTTTAGGCTCTGAATTGTTATCTGTCCAAAATAACAAATCGTCTACAATATTAATACCTGTTACTAATTTATTTTTGTCAAAGCGTAATACCCTAGATTTTTTTTGGTTAGAGTTAAAATCGTAGGGTTTATTAATATCAGGCTGAATCCAAGAAAAATCTATATAGTCCCAAGAGTTGTACTCAACAGCATCAAAACTAATTGTATTACTACTTTTTGTTATTTGTCTAACTTCATTATCTCTACCAGCTACAGATGTAACGAAAATAGCATACATGCCTGTTGAAAGATTTGTTGTTGTTGTGTCAAAAGAAGTATATGCCGAAGCACTACCTACCCAATTAGATAGAGCGCTTGCAGGATGTTTTTCTGAGTAAAAATCAATAAAGACAGGGGTAGTAGTGTGTGTGTTGTCTGAAAAGTTATATTCTGTTTTATATATAACGTCTTTGTAAGTAGTAATAGAAGCAGGAGCACTATTGTCCCACACGTTAGAACTTGCGATAAGCCAGTAAGCACAATCATTTTTTTCATCAGCAACAGCACCGATGCAAACACCAGAAGTAGACATTGTAGTTGGACTAGCTGTTGGTATTGCGCTGTTACCCAATAAACTTCTAGCTGTACCAACATCACTACCTTCAGGTGTTGACACTTGAATATTATTTGCTTCTATATATTGTCCATTGGGTACTAGTCTTTCGTCAAGGTCTTTGTTCATTTTACCTTGAGAAAAATTGTGCTTTATCTCCGGCATATATTAATGTTTTATGTGCTTAGATTTACCTCTAAGTATTTGAGTTAATTCTTCTAATTTTAAATTTGACAGTCTTAGCTTTGCTTGTCTTACAGCTGCAAATTTTTCTTTTTTAAATCTATTTATAACGTATTCTTGTACGTTAGCTCTTGTCGCAATTATAGCGTGTGCTATACACTTATACATTGCTTCTTCAGCAAATTTATGTACTTGCATTTCTGCATCAGTTCCTAAACTATCACTTATATATTTTAAAGCTACAGTCTTTCCAGAAAGAAAAGAACTAAAGTGTATTTTACCTGTAAGCTCGTCTATATAAAACGAACCATTATTTTGTGCGTGCTGTGGATCTATACCATATCTTTGCCCTTCAGCAACCCATTGTGTGTCATCTTCATAATCGTCAGTTGTTGTTGTTGATGTGTGTGCTTTATAACTTTCCCATGTTGAAGATGAATTATCTGTTGTTAAGTCAGTACCATCAGTGGCGTAATCACCAACGGATCCAGCTGTTATATCTAATGGGTTTGAAGTTTTTATTGCTGGGTATAACACATGCTCTATACCAGCGGAGTCTGCCCAGGTTAATTTAACATAGTTGACATAGTCTTGTGGTAAAACCATTTGTAAACTAGCAGGTACTTCTATTTCTTGTGATTTTGTAGACTTAAAAGTATCAAAACTTAATTCTTGTAAAGCTCTTTGTGCATGAAAAGCAACGTCAGTTCTTTTCACTTTTGGTATTATTTTGTCTTCACCAACGTACGCAATAATAAATTGATTTATAATATCTTCTAGCGACGTGAATTGATAAGTGCCAAAACTTGAGCCACCGTAATAAGCGTGTTGAGTTTGATTGTCTAATAATCCCATTTATTTATTGTTTTTCTTGTTGAATATTTTTTTGTTCTTCTGCAGAAGCGGCTTGATATAAAATAGCATCTTTAGTTGATATACCAGCCAAAGCTAATATTTTCATAATCAAATTATTTTCTTCTGAAGCGTGAAGTTCAAAGTCTTGTTTGTCACTAGCGCCGTCATTATATAAAGCCTTATAAGTATCACTAACAGTATAAGTCCATTTTACAGTAGCAGGTTTTGCTATATAGTTACATTGAACTCTAGATGTTATTGATGTAGGATATATTTGTATTCTTCTTTCTCTATTTGACTGGTTATCACCAGCAGAAGAAAATCTTACGTAAACAGGTCTGGTTACGCTAGGGCTTGTTAAAGGAGAGTTTTGAATATGATGTATATCGTTTTGATTTATTTTTTCTATTTCAACATATTTGCTGTTGGTATCATAATAAAACACCTTACCCATTCTATAATAATCAGGTAATATACCAACACCACTACCGTTACTCATATCAACAGCAGCTCTATATTTTTCAAAATGATCAATTTTTTCATTTAACAAAGCTACTACATCGGCATGTGCAGTGTCATTACCTGGAACTCTACTAAACTGATTTAAATCATAAAAATATTGCTCAAATATATCCATTTGAGCTTGATTAGCAAATAAGTTAAACTCTTGCGGAGTTATATATCCTCTTTGCTCTTTGTTAGCTATTGCTAATACTTTTTGATATACATTGTTTACACTTACTGCCATAATTTTTTTTATTGTAGTTTGCGATCGCCCCGTAGGGCGAACGCTCCTACAGTTTGATTAATTTAATCTTTTTTCTATATTTGAATATATTTCCATACCTTCATCAGTTTTGAACCAATGCGCTAAAGCGGTGTATGGATGCTCATCAAATGGAATAGTCATAATATTTCTATTATTAGATCCCCACATAAAGTTTCTTTGATCAGCACTTAGTTTAATAATACCAAGCTCTACAGCTTTAATACCAAAGTTTCTAAGCTGAACATTATCATCAGCGGCTAATTCTAAGAATAAAGCAGGGTTATTACGAGCAAATACTAGCAAATCTCTTCTAAGTTCTTTAGAACTCATCTTAGATACGTTAGAACCTTTTTCTACTCTCATAATAGCTTCTGCCATTTCAATATCCATATCTCTAGCTATAACTATTGCATCAGCTTCTAATTCTAGTATTTCTATTTCTTCTGCAGCTTCTTGTGCAGGTTGATATTCTGTATATATAGAATCTTTGTGCGGATGATACAAAGATAAAAGCTTTTGTAAAACTGTTTTTTCTTTTTCTACAAACAAGCTTCCGTTTCTAAAAATAATATGAGCTAATCTTTGGTCACCTTTCATTTCGTCAACAAACGGTGTTCTTTGATTTTCGCAATATTTTAATTCTCTTTCGTAACCTTTTTCCGCATCAAAATAATAAATTCCAGAGCCTCTTAACATATATGATAAAGGTTTTTTATTACCTTTTAAATTATAAACTCTATCTTTTATTTCCCAAGTTGGTTTTACAGATTCAACTTTTTTAGGTTTTGGTATTTCAACAACTGGTGTTTCAACAACAGGTACCTCTACCTCTTGTGTTTTTTGTTTTTTTGCCATAATATAATATATAATAAAATTAATAAAAAGAAAGGGTCGAGGCCGAAGCCTCGATCCTTAAAATAGTTTACTTCAATAACATAAAGTTATTAGCACCTTGAGTGATTAAACATCTCTCAGTTAAGAAGTGTAGTTGCATAACGTCTAATGCAGTTGTAGCAGCACCAACAGAACCAGTAACCCAAGTCTTCATTCTTCGGTCATCAGTTTGTGAAGCTCTATAACGTACATGTAAGAAAGGACGCTTCATGCTTTGTCCAACAGTTTGGTCATAAACTGAAGAAGTACCAGCAGGAATCATAACCCCTCTAATTGCAGAACCAGCAGCAGCAGCAGTATTAATACCACCTCTTGTAGCTTTGTCATTTAAGTATCTAAAGTCAGACTTGTAGAAGTCATAAGAACCTCTTCTAAAACCAGTGAAACCTAAATTTAACGCCATATCTTCAGAGTTATTAAATACACCGTATGATGTACCACCAGCACCGTAAGAATTCATTGAAGCTAACATGTCATCAATAGCTAAGCTAGTTGATCTGTTAACAAACATCATGTATTCTTCAATAGCTCCTTGCTTGTCAAACTCAGCAAGTATTGCATCGAACTCAGCTAAATCAGTAGCAGCGTTAACACCAGTTACACCAGTAGCTACGTTACCTCTTGATTCAACAGCTGCAAATAAACCTTCAGTACCTACGTTTCCAGCACCAGCAGAAGATCCAGTAATTGTAGTTCCATCAGCAACAGAACCAGCAACGTTTAATTCACTTTCTAACATTGCCATTTCAATGTAGTCAACAAATCTTGCTCTTGTATCAGCTTCAGCTTTTAAGTACCATAAGTAACCAGCTTGTCCATTTTCAGCAGATACTTCAACCCAACCAATTCTTGAAGTGTCAGAACCAGATACTTCGTAGTAATCTTTCATAATAATTGGCTTATTAGAAAAAGACTTGAAAGTTGGCTCGTTAGCACCTCTTGAATCTGAAGTGTTACTAGTACCAGCAGGTAAAGTATAGTTCATAGCTTTTCCAAACTCAGAACCATAAACTAGTATAGTAGTACCATCAGCTGTAGTGTTAGCAGCTAAGTTAGCTTGTCCATAAGGAGCAACATCGATAACTGCGTTAGCAACTAAAGTTACTAAACATTTGAAAACACCATCAGAGTTAGAAACAATAATAGTATCGTTAACTCTAATACCGTGGTTAGCAGCAGTAAAACCTGAAGTACCATCAATATCGTTTTCAATTGTAATTTGTGAAGTAGCACCTCCACCAGCGTTAGCACCACCTGTAGCAGATGATACATTACCTGTATATGAAAGGTGTAGTCTTGACTGCTCAGACCAAACAACTTGGTCAGACGTCATAGCTTCTTCTGCACCAACTTGTGATAAGAAACCAGAAATTGTTCTAGGTCCGAAAACCTCAGCTTCTTGTTCCATTAAGTCTGGCAGATATTGTTGAGCCCACGTATTGTCCGTAGTCCCAGTAAAATCTAAGTAGTTTGTCGCAAGTGTTTGCTTCTGTGAAGCAGGTACACTATTTAACAACGCACCATTTGAAATACTCATAATTATTTATTTTTAAATTAGTTATTTATTTTTAATTTTAAACTTAAAAGTTGGAGAAGTATCATCGTTAAGCACTCTTACTTTTGGCCCGCTAGTGTTATCATTTGAAAATGCTTGCCTTGGGTCCATACTTACGTTTTTAGCCTTAGCAACACTTTCTTTCATAGCATCAGCTTTACCTTGCTCGTAAAAGTGCTTAGCAATAGCGTCGGGATTCATTGCTGTATATAGAGATTTATGATAACCTTTAGCATCTGACATTTCATTATTTTCATTCAAAAACTTTTTGACAAAATTATTAATGTCGCTTTGAGTTTCTTTTACCTCACCAGCGTTCTTCACGTTAAACCGATATTTTTTATCACCGACGTTATATTCAAAACCTTTGAATTTATCGTTAAAAACTTGTTGAGTTTTTAATTTAAAAGTATTAGTTTGTTTGTCCGCTATTTTTTTGTTCTCTTCGCTTTCTTTGTTGTATCTATTAAAGAAGTCCATAGCTTTTTGTTGTTCAGGCGTTAACCTGCTTCCAGCTTTAACTTCTTCATAGTATTTAGACTTTTGCCCGTCTAAGTGGCTTTTAGCGTTGGCAACTTGCTCTTTTAACGCTATTTTCTTTTTTCTTATTTCTCTTTCTTCATCTACTTCTTCATCGTATGAAAATGAATCATCAATTAAAAAAGTAATTTCATCGTCTGTAAGATGTTTCTTTGTTTGTTTATAGTACTCTCTTAATACAGTCATATCATCATAACTAGAATAATCTTGATTAAGACGCACGTAATCTTCTAAAGTACCACCAGTTTCTTCCATAAAACCCATTAACTTTTGTATGTTTTCTGGTAGTTCTTGGCCGGTTTGCTTAGCTTGTTCTATGGCTTCTTTAACTTCTCCTGCCAATTCTTCTGTTTGCTCTTGAACTTCTTCTTCAACTACTTCTTCTAATACTGGCTGCTCTTCTTGTGTTTCAGCTTCCGGTTGTACTTCTTCTTGTTTTTCTGTGGTGTTGGCATCTTCAACGAGCTCAACCACTCTGCTGTCGTCAGCGTTATTTTCTTTAACTTCTTCTTTGGTTTCATTTTTTTCTTCTTTTTTTGGTGTTGGTGGTTTATCTAAATCTACTTTGATGATATTGTCATCTTCTTTTGTTTCTTTTTTACTAAGATCAACTTTTGTTACGTTGTCTTCAGCAGCCTTTTCGACTACTTCTTCTTTTTTCTTTTTTGCCATAATATAATATAATAATAATTAATAATTGTTATCTAGGATCAAATGCGCCTAAATCAAATCCGCCTCCTAATATATCATTACCTGCAGATTCAAAGTTTTTAGGTGCTTTGTTACTTTTTCTTTGTTCAATCATCTCACTTTGTTGAGTTGCTTGAATTCTAGTTCTTTCGTCTTTACGATCTTCTTTTTCTTTTTCTTTTGCCTTAGTAGTTTCAGTTTCTAACTGTTTAAGTTGCATATTCATTTGAAACTCTAATTGCATAAGTTGTTTTTTATACTCAACTTCTTGTGCTTGTTTTTGAGCGTCAAGCTGTGCTTTCATTTGTTCTAATTGAGCTTCGCTTTGCATTCTAGCCTGCTCTTTTTGTATTTCCATTTGAGCTGAAGCCTGTTGAGTTTGCATGTTAGCTTGTGCTTGGGCTTGGATATTTTGTTGAGCAATCTCTTGATCTTTTTGCTGTTTTTTCTTTCTTCTGATTTTTAATATTTGATTTGCTAATTTTACGTTTTTAATTTCTCTTACGTCAATAGCATCTTCAAGATCTATAGTTTGCTGTTGTAGTGCCATTTGAATATTATTTTCAAGCATTGCTTTTTCTTCTTCATCAGGCATCAACTCTATAAATATACCAAAATCATATAAGTGTAAGTTTGATATTTCTTCAAGTGTAGCTGCGTTATGAACGCCTACTTGTTGTATAAAAGCATCAGCAGTTGGTGAGTATTCTATAATATCAGATATTCTAAGAGATAAACATTGTGAAACTTCTTTTGTTAAAAACAAACCTGATTGCAGTATATGTCTTGTTGCTGTATTACTATTTGCTGCTGCCATTTTTTGTATACCTACTAAAGCGTGTTTATCTGGCATACTACCATCTCTAGCTTCGTTAAGCCCGGTAACATCTCTAATCATTTGTAAATAATAATTATAGTTGCCAATTAAAGCTTGCATTTTGTTACCACCACTACCACTAGTTATTTCTTGTATTGGTACTTTACCTGGATTCATATCACCTTCACTAGTAAACGATCTACCAATAACACTACCTGTTTGGAAGAACATATTTAAAGCTTCTTGTGGATTATAGTTTGTTCCATTGCCTAAATCTATTTCAGCAAGACCATCAGCGTCTAAATAAACACCGTCTGGAACCATACGCGATAATACCTGTTGAATTTTTAAATGCGTTAGCTGTATCATGTCAGCAAAACCAGTAATACGTTGCACTAAAGACTCTATACGACCTTTATACATTCTTGGTGCAACAATAGCGTAGTTCATTTTTACTTTAGTAAAATCACTCTTTGGCCTCATCATATTTTTAGCCATTTCCCATCTTAACATTTTGTCTGTACCTAAGATTATAGCTCCGTCATATAGACACTCTATTGATCTTTGTAGTTTTGTAAAATTACCAGCGTCTTCTGGTGGATTAAAACTATCGTCTTTTGCTAGTATTTTTTCAGCCCCACTACCAGTTTCTTTTACTTTGTAAACCTCGTTCATGTATGTTTTGTAATTAAAATATAAAACTTGAACTTGGTTTTTATCGTGTTCACTGTGATTATAACCTTGGTTATAGTTTGTGTTATGATAATTTTTATTTTTAACTATATCTTCTAAATCTTCATGACTTAAGTGTGGAAACTGTTTAGCCAACTCGTTTATAGGTATAGACTTTACTTCACCAACATAATATATATCATCAAAGTACGGAGACTCTGTATACGAGTAAACTAATTCTGCAGGGTCTACATAATCTACAACAACACCTTCAGACGTGTTAAAACTACTTTTAACAGCGCCAATACCCAATACTGTTAAATCATAGTAAAACCTTTTCTTTATTAACTCGTAATCATTACCTTCTAACAAAACATTAATAGCTTGTTCTTCTGCTATCTCAACAGCTTGTTTGTAAGTTAACTGCATATGAAGATCAAGTTCTTCTTGAGTTTCTGGCAAAGTCTCTGGATCGTTTTCATAAAGATCAATTCCAAAAGCTTGCTCAACATACTCGTTTAGCTCTTTAGTTTGCATATCACTAATTATAGAGTTCATATACTCTGTTCTTTGGCTAACGCCATAAGGGTCTTGTGAATAAGCTTTTATATCGTATGTTCTTTCAGCAATACCGTTTACAACTATATCAACAAACTTAGGTATAATAGGTACTGGTTTCCAGTCTAAATTTAAATAAGACAAATCACCGTTTATAGATAATTCATCTTTATATTTTTGTATTGATTGTTCACCTCTAGCGTATAGTCTAAGGTTATGAAAGTTGTTGTGGTTTGTTTTATATCTATTAGAACCTCTTTCAGTATGAAACCACTCAGCCTCAATAGCTTTAGCTACTTTTAAACCATAATCATAGCTCATTTTCTCTACGTCACTCACAACTTGAGATGGAAAATAACTTTTTACAATCATATTTATTTTTTAATTAATTTTGATGCATTACCTTTATTTTCATATCTGGCAATGTTTATATTTAGTTTTGGTTTTTCTATCGTAGCGTTTGGTTTATACAAATGCCTATTGTTAGCCATTATCGCAAGACCAGAGCTTATAGAAGCATCATGTTTTGTTCTTTTATTTATATCAAATTTAGCCCAGTCATTTAAAAGTTCGTTAAAATAACAGTTGCCAAATTGACCTTCAGCATTCATACCCACGTGGCTTTGTATATACATTTCAATAGCCGCGGCATGAGCTTGTTTTATATCTTCACTTGAGTTTGGTATACCACCTATTTCTTTTTCTGCAGTTGACAATTTGTTCCAAACTTTGTCAGGTCTGTTCATGCTAAAACCTCTGTAACCACGCCTTCTTAAATAATACAACAAACGTGGTTTGTTATTTTCTGCAAGTATTGGCATACCATAAAACACTAACGCCATTAAAACATCTTCAAAAAACATTTCTGCGGTTTGTGGTCTTGCTAAGTATTCTAAAAAAAACTGATTAGCAGGCGCGTCTTCCATACTAAACTTAGTTAAACCGTGCAAAGCACCTTTTGAACCTTTGCCGTCTACAGTTCCTGATATGTCGTAACTATCACAACCAAAAGCGCCCATATGCTCGTTGCCAGGATATTTAATACCGTTTTTTATTATAACTTTATTTTGTATATGCGTTGGCGGTACCCAACTTACTTTAAATCTACCTTGTGGGTCTGGATAAAATATAACACTTGTATCTTTTACACCGTTAACCCATTGAAAACTACCTTTTGAAACACCTAAAGTTCTTGACATTTCTTCGTTGTAGTCTATTTGTTCGTATATTTTTACTAAATTAAATATACTATTATTAGCCTCATCTCTAAAAGCGTGTTCTGTAGTTCTTGGAAATTGACGGTAAAACTCATTTAAAGCATCTTGATCGTTTTTTAAACCATCAGCTTCATTTTGCCAATTATCTATTACACCTACATCTATTAACTCTCCATGGGGGTCAAAGACTTCATCACTCGGAGTATTGAAGACTGGGCTTCCGTGCTCGTCAATAAATCCCT